GTATTTCCAGCCCCATTCATTGTAAGTGCGAGATTTCAAAACTACTTGCTCGTACTCACGAGGATTGAGGCCACACCTTTCGAGAACATAACAAAATGACATGGTGATAATAAAGGTTAGTAATCCCCAGCAAAAGGCTCGTCGCAATAGATAAGATAGAGGCAGAAAGATCTGCTTTTCAGCAGCCATCATTCTGATAAAAGAATCTTTCCTCTTTCCAAGCCATGTACGACTTCCGTCAGCGCGAGTTTCCCATGAGTGTGGAATAAGACTTAGAGCCGTGCATCCAATTGTGTCTGGAATGAAACTGAGTTCTTCAACTAGTTCTTCGTGGAATACTTGCATAACATTGTTATCAATAGACCAAAGCCACTTCATCTTGATGAAGGGGTTGATCCATGGCAACATAGTAGACCACATAATCGAACCAGCTGTGGAGGCGAGTGTTGGAAGAATTCCCATCTCGGGTTTGTTCTCCGTTCCTTCATCTCCATAAACCGGAATCTCAGTTCCACAATTGACACAAACGTTGTCAACAAACTTACACGGTGTCTTCCAGCTTCCAACTCCATAACCACGAGGACAGGCATAAACAGTTTTAACTGACGTAACAGATGATTCTTCAAGATTCACAGTCACACCAGACTTAGTATGCCACTCCTTGTCAGGACACTTACACCACTGAGACAATCGTTGACAAGTCATGCAACCACTGTTAGCTTTGTTAGAATGTCGTTGTTCAATAACATCTTGTTCAGCATAATGGTCTTTACACAACTTGCGCACCAATTCAAAGAATTCTTCAGTATTTAAGTGCAAACTATCTCGTCCTTCGTATGTATAATAGGCGATTTTACGTTCTTTACCAACATAGATGATTTCATAAACATCAAACCAATGGTAATCTTCAGAGCCATCACATTTCGAAGATACGAGGCGACCAAATTCATCAGAATACTTCTCTTTGACTTTCATCTCGACAATGGTGAATCGGCGCTCCCAAGCTCCTGGCGTTTTTGCAACGTTAAGGAACGGCTGAACAGTGTTACCTGTTGAAATGACTCCGATATGGGTACATGTAATTTTAGCCTTATCCTCAAGGTTAGAACGATTAGGATGAAAAGGAACTGGATCCACCAATGCTAGAGAAGTGTTGTAAGCTGTCTCAACAGACTTCGCCAAATTTTCCTTTATGGGCAAAGTCTCATTAATGGTGATGATTTGGGTGCTGTTGTTGAGCTCATCTTGGTAGGGGGCAAGCAGGTTAATCTGAGCATTGTCTTCTTTACGGTATTCAACGCCTCGAGCTAAACACATCTGTTCAGCAATCTTGGGACAAATATCAGATTTTCCACACTTGGGAGTACCAAAAATGTGGAACCCTTTAGCCACCTTAACCTTATCCACCTTACGAACAAAATCTTGAACATCATTATACAAGGTCAAAACATCTCTACAAAGACTAGATGATTGAAGAGTTAGAAACTTATCTTTCTGGACCTTGGTAATCTGTTCAAGTTTCTTGTAAATACACTCCAC